TCAATTAAGTGCAGCAGAACAAGCCAAGCTGATGCAGGGACTTACAACTCAACAAGCTGCATCTGCAGAAGCTGCTAAAGCACAACTCTTTCAACAGCAGACCCAGTACGCTGAACAAAAAGCACTGATGGAAAAGCAAGCCAAAGACCAGACGGCTGCGCTTGATGCTGAGCGTCGCAAGATTGCTGAGCGTGAATCTGGGCAGATGACCGCACGTCGCAGGGCTGGCCGTAGATCTTTGCTATCCACCGCCAGGATAAACCCAGAGCTTGGTTTGCCGTCAGCAGCCAATGACGAAAATCAACTAAAGACTTTGTTAGGCGGTTGATGTGGGGGAAAACGAAGTAAATATAGAAGATGAATTTGCTGCTCAACTTGCAGCAGATGAAGCTGCAGCAGCTGCCAAGATTAAGGCAGATGATGATGCATTTAGAGCGGAACAAGATGCGCTTGATCTGGCACTAAAAACGCAACTAGAACTTCAATCTAAAGCTGATGCTGATGCGTTTGCAAAAGCACAAGCCGAAATTGCGTTGATGGTTAGCACTGAAATGACAAATTTGCAAAAGCAAAAAGATGCATTTGCAGCGCAGCAAGCGTCAGCACAGGCAGCTGCAGCACAAACAGCAAAAGATGCGCAAGCCGCACAAGCTGAAGTTGCGAAGCAGCTGGCTGAAACACAGCGGCTTACTGCGGAATCAGCAGCTAAAACCAAAGCAGAAATGGAAGCCATACAAAGAACTTCTGCAGCAAAGATTGCGGGAAGCAGGCGCGCTGGTAGGTCTGCTTCAAACAGATCAATTTTGGCTGGTTATGCCCCAGAAGCTAGCGGCCCACAAACATTAGGTGGCAGCAATGGACTTGGCGGCTTTGGTGCTGGCCTTGGTACAACTCAAACACTAGGAGTCGGTGGATGAAACCGCAAGACAAAGTTCAAAAAGTGATGCACGAATACAAGGCAGGCACGCTGCACAGCGGTGGTGACGGCAAGGTAGTCAAAAGCAGAAAGCAAGCCGTTGCCATTGCAATGTCAGAGGCTGGAATAAAGCGCAAACCCCGTGGCGGCCTCATGGCCAACGCAACATTGAAAGACTGATCATGATGAAAATTGAAATTTCAATTGAAAAAGGTGGCGAAGACAAAGAGATGGAAGACGAAGAGTTGTCTCCAGAACAAATTGCAGAGATGGTTAAGAAGCTAAAGGCCGCCACGCTGAGCCGCAAGGATCGCAAGCTGCTGGCTAACGCTTTGCTTAATGAAGAAATGGACGACTGAAATGGAATACGGTACAAACCAAAAAGGTGGAATGCGTCTAACGCCTGAGCAGATCATTAAGCGCCAAGCAGTCGCCCAGACAAAGAAGGATGAGTTTCAGCAGCTGTACCAGGATGCCTATGAGTTTGCCCTGCCCCAGCGCCAGCTTTATGGCGTGTGGGAAGGCGGCAGCACTGGCTCCAAAAAGATGCAACGAGTTTTCGACAGTACAGCAATTAATAGCACCCAAAGGTTTGCGAACAGATTGCAGTCTGTAGTCTTCCCACCGCAGCGTCGTTGGTGCCGCCTTGAGCCTGGTCTTGATATTCCAGTAGATCGCAAGCCACAAGCCCAAGCCATCCTTGAGCTGTACAACGAAAAGATGTTTGCGCTGCTGCGTCAGTCTAACTTTGACATTGCCATGGGTGAGTTTTTGCTTGACCTGGCCGTGGGCACGTCTTGCATGATGGTGCAGCCTGGCGACGATACCAACCCGCTTAACTTTATTCCTGTGCCATTGTTCTTGGTCAGCTACGAAGAAGGCGCAAATGGCCAAGTGGACAACGTCTACCGACGCATGCGCTTGAAAGGCGAAAGCATCCAGCGCCAGTGGCCAGATGCTCAGATACCGGAAGAAATGCAGCGTCGCATTGGTGAAAAGCCAACAGATGACATTGAGCTGCTTGAGGCAACCATTTATGACGCAAACCGTGGTGACTACTGCTACCACGTCATTGACAAGCACAGCAAGGCCGAGCTGGTCTACCGCAGACGCAAGGTCTCCCCCTGGGTGATCTCGCGCTACATGAAGGTGGCCGGTGAGATCTATGGCCGTGGCCCATTGATGACCGCTCTGCCCGACATTAAGACGCTGAACAAGACCATTGAGCTGCTGCTCAAAAACGCATCGCTTGCAGTCTCTGGCGTGTACACGGCTGCAGATGATGGCGTGCTTAACCCCAACACAGTCAAGATTGTTCCTGGTGGGATTATTCCTGTGGCCCGTAATGGTGGCCCACAAGGCCCATCGCTCATGGCCCTGCCCCGCTCTGGCGACTTCAATGTGTCGCAGCTGGTGATCAACGATCTTCGCGGAAACGTCAAACGCATATTGCTAGACGAATCACTGCCACCAGAGAACATGAGCGCCCGTTCGGCCACAGAGATTGTCGAGCGCATGAAGGAGCTGTCACAGAACCTTGGCTCTGCCTTTGGCCGACTGATTAACGAGACCATGATCCCTGTGGTGACCAAGATCTTGGAAGTCATGGATGAGCGCGGCCTGATTGACTTGCCACTGCGTGTTAATGGACTAGAGGTTAAGGTCTCCCCCACTTCACCGCTGGCCAATGCTCAAGCAATGGATGAAGTTAACGCAGCTTTGCAGTTCGCCCAGATCACTCAGCAGATGGGTGCCGAGGGCCAGGTGGCCGTCAAGTTTGGCGACATGATCGACTACCTGGGCGACAAGCTCGGTGTGCCTGCATCCCTGCGCAACAGCGCTGCAGAGCGTGGGTTTGCCATTGAGCAGCAGCAAGCACAGCAGGCTCAGGCCATGGCAGCGCAAATGGCCATGCAGCAGCAAGGCATGGCACCGCCTGGTCAGCAAGCATTGCCGGCACCAACGGGAGCGCCAGCATGAGCTGGGACGAACTAGATGCCATTGGCCAAACACCAGACATACGCGAAGTCACTCAGCAACGAGATGACTTGGCGCGCTTAACCCTGCGTGTCTTTGGCTCTGAAGAAGGCCAAAAGCTGTTGCAGTGGCTGCGAGATGTGTATGTGAATGTGCCTATAGCCGTGCCAGGCACAGACCCGGCCCATGCGTTCTTTGCTGAAGGGCAGAGAAACGTGGTTCGGGACATCGAGGCGCGGATCAATCAAGCAAGGAAACTATGACCCAAGAAACCGAAACCAATGTCGAGCCCAGCACTGGCTTACTCGATAGTGTCCAGGTAGCAGACGAAAGTAAGACAGAAAACTCACAAGCTGTTGAGATTGACCACAAGGCAAGCACAGCAACAGAGTTGGCACCAGGCACTTCTGGCACGCCCAAAGATCGCCCAGATTGGCTACCAGAGAACTTCTGGAACCAAGACAAGGGCGAAGCTAACCTAGAAGCTATGGCCAAGTCTTATGCTGACTTGCGCAAGGTAGTTAGCCAGGGCAAACACAAAGCCCCAGAAGATGGCAAATATGACACCAGCGTGTTTAAAACTCAAGATATTGACAATGATCCTCTGGCCAAAAGCTATGTTGGCTGGGCACAGAAGTATGGGATCAGTCAGGTGGCATTTGATGAACTGGCACAGAACGTCAATGAGATGGCTGCCGAGATGGCTGGGCCAGCCATAGATACCCAGGCAGAAATGAAATCTCTTGGCCCCAACGCCAATGCGGTGGTAAACGGCATGGTGGACTGGGCGCGTGGCCTGGTCAACAAGGGTGTGTGGAGCAAAGACGACTTTGAAGAGTTCAAGATCATGGGCGGCACAGCCAAAGGTTTGAGCGCTTTGATGAAAGTTCGCTCTGCCTATGAAGGCCGAGTGCCAATTGAAGTTGCCCCGATGGAAGGCGCTCCTAGCAAGGAAGAGCTTTACCAAATGGTCGGTGATCCCAAATACAAAACCGATGCTGCTTTCCGCCAAAAAGTGGAGCGAATGTTTCAGCAGCACCTTTCCTGATCTCCTTGTAGTTGCCATTTTGACCCAGCTTCGGCTGGGTCTTTTTTTATTTGTTAAGTACCATTTGCATTTTGTACAAATACTCATACAATCGCGCACAAGGCATACCAGGCAACTGGCCCTTACCGCAGTGGATGCTGACGATTGGCTGACGTAAACAGCAAGCAATCGGCCCTCGCAAAAGGCTAACCGTCGCGACAAACCCTGATCAACAACCGAATGAGGTATATCAAATGAGCGTTTCTTTATCAAACGCCTTTGTCACACTATTCGACGCAGAGGTCAAGCAGGCTTACCAAGGCAAAGCAATGCTGGTAGGTGCTGTACGTCAGCGTCGTGGTGTCGAAGGCTCCACTGTTAAATTTCCTAAAGTCGGTCGAGGCGTGGCTACTGCTCGCGTTTCTCAGACTGATGTCACCCCGATGAATGTCGGATTCTCAACCGTTACTTGCACGATGAGTGATTTCAACGCTGCTGAGTATTCGGACATCTTCTCTCAGCAGAAGGTCAACTTTGACGAGCGCTCAGAGCTTGTGCAAGTGGTTGGCAATGCGATTGGCCGTCGTCAAGATCAGTTAATCTTGGATGCGCTTATTGCTGCGTCTAGCACTGGTACTGTGGCAAATTCTATTGGTGGTGCAAACACCAACATGAATATTTCCAAGCTGCGCGAAGCCGCAAAGATCTTGAACACCAAGAACGTGCCTTCCGAAGGTCGCAACATCATCATTCATGCTAACTCTTTGGCATCAATGTTGGAGCAGACTTCGGTAACTAGCTCGGACTTCAACACCGTTAAGGCGTTGGTTCAAGGCGAGATCAACCAGTTCATGGGCTTTACGTTCCACGTCTTGGGTGATCGCACTGAAGGTGGCTTGCCCATCGACGGTTCTAGCGATCGCACCTTGTTTGCCTTCCACCGCGATGCCATCGGCTACGCAGAAGGCATTGCTCCTCGCACAGAAATCAACTATGTCCCCGAGAAAACAAGCTATCTTGTGAATGCTTTGTTCTCTGCCGGTGCCATAGCGATTGATGTCGAGGGTATCGTCAAAATTACTGCACGCGATACAGCGGCTGCAGCTTAATAGGAGGGTCACAAAATGGCTTTCTCATCTACTGGTTTTAATACCGTTGGCGGTCAGGCAAAGTCTGGTAACGCACCATCCATTTACACCTACGCATCGACTGACGCACAGTCGGTAATTCGTGCATCTGGTTACTTCAACTCTTTGTCATCCATCCTTCAAGTTGGCGACATCATTTTCTGTTACTCAGCAACGGGTGGCACTCCAGTAATGTCCACTGCTTATGTGGTCAGCAATGCCTCTGGCGTGGTTGACATCACTGACGGTGTTACCGTAACTGCAACTGATACCGACTAATCGGATCAGGAAACACGACGGGCCAACTTCTGATCACTCGGAGGTTGGCCCTTCTCACATTGAGAGGTTCACATGGCTGCTGGCGATACTGGCGTTTCAATATGTTCTGATGCCCTGCTGATGCTGGGTGCAAAGTCAATCACGTCATTTAATGATGGCACCGATGCGGCCAGCGTATGCGACCGCCTATATCCCGACATTCGTGACTCTGTGTTGACCACTTACCCGTGGACATTTAACACTAAAAAGGTACAGCTGGCTCAGCTGATTACCACGCCAAATTCGATCTGGCGCTATGAGTATCAGCTGCCAGGTGACAGGCTTGGCACCGTTCGTGCTGCCTATGCAAGCGCAGCGCAAAACTCCTATGCAAACAAAGACTGGGAAATCCAGGGCGACAAGCTTTTGACAAACCTCCCTGCTGTTTACTTGGATTACCAGTACAGCTTAGGCGAGTTTGCAATGCCGCAATACTTTGTTCAGCTGCTCAAGTACATGATGGCCTGGCACTTGGCCATGCCTATTACCGAGCAAAGCGACCGTGCAGGGTACTGGCAAGGCGTTGCTGTTGGTGGCCCTGCTGAAAATGGCCGTGGTGGCTATATGCGCACCGCGATGAACATTGATGGCCAAGGCACGCCAACCCGTGTAATTGAAGACTTCAGCCTTATCGCAGTGAGGGGCTGATGCCACGCTTTGTTGACATCCAAACCAACTTCAGCTCTGGCGAGTTAGATCCATTGCTGCGTTCGCGCATCGATCTGGCTCAGTACAACAACGCGCTGGCCAAGGCCACCAATGTTGTTGTGCAGCCTCAAGGCGGCATTCGTCGTCGTCCTGGTCTAAAGCATATTGCTGAGCTGCCAAGCTCTGCAGCTGATGGCGTTCGCCTGGTGCCGTTTGAGTTTAGTGTTGACGACAGCTACATGCTTTGTTTTGTTAATGAACGAATGTATGTATTTAAAGACGGTGTTCAGATCACAGCCATCAATGGTGGTGCAAACCCATATTTGTCTACTAGCATCACAAGCGCAATGCTCAGCCAGCTCAACTGGACGCAGTCTGCTGACACGATGTTTATAGTTCACCCTGACCTGGCACCTGTTAAGTTGGTGCGAGGCGGTACAGACGCGACTTGGACAATCAGCACATACACTTTTTCCAACATTCCAAAGTATGCGTTTACCCTAACAACAACAACTCCGACAGCTGGTCATTTAACGCCTAGCGCTGTTTCTGGCAACGTGACGTTGACATCACAAAATGCAGCATTTAGTGCAGGCAGTGTTGGTCAATATGTCAACGCAACTCCCCAAGGTCGTGCGCGGATTATTCAATACATTTCAAACAATTCAGTAAAAGCTGTCACTGAGTATCCATTCTTTGACACCAGCAACATTGCTCAAGGCAGCTGGGAAATCGAATCAGGCTATGAGGATGTGTGGAGCAGCGGAAAAGGCTGGCCACGCACCGTCACATTCCATGAAGGCCGTCTGTACTTTGGCGGTTCTAAGTCTCGCCCATCCACAATTTGGGGTAGCAAGATTGGAATCTTTGATGAGTTCATGCCAACAGAGGCATTTGATGACGACGCTGTTGAGGCAACGCTAGACACCAGCTCACTTAACGTAATTGTTGACATGATCTCTGGCCGTGACTTGCAAGTGTTCACAACTGGCGCTGAGTTTTATGTGCCTCAAGCTGGAACAGATCCCATCACTCCAACGACTTTGACCTTTAAAGGTGTTAGCCGTAATGGCATCAAGCCTGGTACCCGTGTGCAGTCCCTTGAGTCTGGCACTGTGTATATTCAGCGCCAAGGTAAGTCAATCAATGAGTTTTTATTCTCTGACACGCAATTGACGTATGTGACGCAGCGTATCTCTTTGCTGTCTGGGCACTTGTTAAAAGCTCCAACAAGGATGGCCTTGCGTCGTGCCAACAGTACAGATGAGGGTGATTTGCTTTTAATGGTCAATGACACTGATGGCTCAATGGCTGCATTCAGTATCATGCGTTCGCAGCAGATTACCGCGCCTTCTGAGTTCATTACTGACGGATTGTTTAAGGATGTCAGCATCGATGTGACCGACATCTATGCAGTTGTCAGACGCACATTCAACAGCACCAACAAATTTTTTGTGGAGCTGTTTAGCTTTGATCGCTTTACTGATTGTGCTTTTATTGGTGGTTCAGCAGGCGGTGTTGGGTCTGGCCTGCCTCACATTGGCAAGGCCCTTAACGTCATTTGTGATGGCGTTCCGCAGGGCAATGAAACTGTGAGTGGCGGTGGGGCTGTTACGTTTGACCGAGAGTCAACTACCAGTTACGAGGTCGGCCTACCGTTTACCGTATTTGCCAAGACCATGCCAGTTGAGATTAAGCTGCAGACTGGCACCCGTATTGGATTTAAGAAACGAATCGTTGAGATCAATGCGTTGGTAGACAACACGCAGCACTTGGCGCTCAATCAAAATCCTGTGCCATTCCGAACATTTGACAACCCGCTGCTCAACTTGCCTGAGCCTACCTTCACCGGCAGTAAGCGAGTCAATGGCGTGCTTGGTTACAGCCGCGAAGCAAGCATTGAAATATCACAGAGCTTGCCACTCAAGATGACCCTGCTTGGTCTTGAGTACAAGATCGCAGTGACTGGAGGTACATGATGGATTACAGCTTAGATTTTTCTGGTCTAACAGGAGGTGGCTTTAATACATTTAGCACGAGCAACATGACCTATGATGCAAGTGCTGGAGTTTTTGGTTCTAATGCTAATTTTGGTGGTGGTTTAAATACTTCTGCATACAACTTTACAGACGCTTACAAAATTGGCAGTTACGATTACAGTTTATTTTCTGGAATAGATACATCAAGCGGCTTTAACTGGGCGGATACACTAAATTCTGCAAGCAGTATTGTTAAAAGCATTGCTAGTGTGGCCGGATCAGCATTTACAGGACTTCAAACTGGATTGAATGCAGCGGCTCCATATTTGCAATTGGCCTCTTCTATTACAGCAGCTGGCGCTCAAAAGACTGCTGCCATATATCAGCAGGGTTTGTACGAGGTACAGGCTGTTGATACATTACGCTTGGCACAGATTCGCACTGACCAGGATCAAAAGTATGCAGCCATCCAGGCTGGTCGCAAGCTGCTTTCGGCTGAGCGCCAGGCACTGAACTACACCATCCAGGGCAATTCACTGTTGCGCGGTATGGAGCGCTCTAATGCCGCTGTGCGTGCCCGTGCTGCGGCCAACGGCATTGTCTACAACGAAGGATCTGCCGCTGGTGTTCAACTTGCCAATGTGGGTGCTACTTACCGCGACGTAGGCATGTCAAACCTCAATGCTTTAACAGCTCGAATCTTAGGGTTTGAGGATGCCGGAGCCATGATCTTGGCATCTAAAGAACAGGCTGATTTGACAATGAGTGCAGCCGAGGCTCAAGCCAGCCAGATGCGTTTGGCTGGTCAATATGCTGTGGCAAGTGGTGGCGTACTTTCAAATGCGACATTGCTGCAAGGTGGTCTGAACTTTACTCAGACCGTTAGAAACCCATTTACAAGTTAAACCATGGCAGACCTACCACTCCTTCAGTCCGGCAGAGTCGAGGCAGCAGGCATTCCTGGTGCTGTACTGCCAACGGTCAATGCACCGCAAGTTGACTATGTGGGCTTAAAGGCTGCAGCTCAATACCAAGGTACTGTGGCTCAGACTTTGGATCGACTAAGCAACCAGCTGTTTGGCATTGCAAAAACTGCGGCCAATGAGGCTGGCTTGCAATATGCAGCCGATAACCCGTTGACTGATGAGCAGATCCAGGCAGCCAAAGCTGGTAATGCTGAACCATTAAAGCTAGGCGGTACGTTTAATGTGTTTGACCAGGCAGTGCGCAAGGCTAGATCCTTTGAGCTGTCCAGTACGTTTGAGATGGAAGCGCGCAGCCAAATGACCACCATGCTTACAGCCGTGGAAATGGGCAAAGCTACCACTGAGCAAGTACAGAACAAGCTGGCCACAATGATGGATGGCTTTAGCCGCAGCTTGTCTCAGGTTGACCCAGAGGCATCACTTAAGTTTAGAGCTACCAGTGCAACCATGGGTAACACCGTGCTGGCCAAGGCAGCTGAGTTTGAGATGAAGCGCGAGAAAGCGCAGCGCCTGGCTAAGTTTGATGCTGACTTTGACAACAGCACACGATTGCTCGAAGCAGCTGTGTCACAAGGTTTCTGGGTTGATCCAAAGACACAGCAAAAGCGCAGCATTGAGGACTTGGCTGATGTGTATCGGTCAACAATTACCACCAGTGCTTTGCTTCTTGGTGATGTTCAAGTACAAAAACAATACAGCGATAAGTTTGAAGCAGCTCTTAAGGGGGCCAAAATCAATGCTGTAACGAAGTTTCTTCTTACTGACGAAACAGCAATGGCCGATACCGAAGCCACACTTAAAAATATTCAAATTGGCAATGTGGGCCGGATGAGCGACTTGGTTAAGGGCATGTTGGTGTCAGACTATGGCAGCATAGAAAAAGTTTCTGCCAATTACATGGTGGCCGTTAATGCACGCAATACTGCGCTAAATAACAAGATTGCAGCTGACAAACGTGCAGCCGTCCTAGAGTTTGTGCCGCTGTATGAAAAGGCTGTTGCAGCCCCAGAAGGCAGCCCAGCGCGCAAACAATTTGCCAACGATATTGCAGCACTTGCAAGAAGATCACCAGACGCTGTGCCGCTGGGTGTACTTAAAGACTTGCTAGAGCCAAGCAAAGAGGGCAACCCGCTTGCTGAGTTCAACATATTGAACGGCATCTTCAATGGCACCGTGACTAGCCCTGAGCAGATCATGGGCAACAACACATTAAACGCCAAGCAAAAAGTTGGAGCGCTGAAGTTTTTCATGGGTGAAGACCGACGCGACCAGCATGAGCTGAACTCTGGGTTGGCCAGACTGGCAGGCATTCCGACCACGCCAGGCGCAGTAACGATCATTGATCCAAAAGGTCAAGAGTTCCAGCGCCTGCAGAAGTTGAAATCACAGGCTCAAGCTATCCAGTCGCAAGCCACAGCTGAAGGAAAAGTTTTGCAGCCTAACGCTATCCTTCGGCAGTTATCAATAGAACTAGAGGCCAGCCGTAATACCGAGCAGGCCAAGGCCGCGCAGCGCACACTTGAGACAGTCTGGGAAAAGAAAGCTGGCGGCAAGATCACACGCGATACCCTGCCTGCTTTAGAGCAAAGCAAAAAGCTCAAGCCACAAGAAATCACACAAATTAAGCGTCTGCTTGACCAGGCAGAAGGGAATCTGTAATGGCTTTCAATGCAATTGAAAACAAATATTTGTCGGCTCTGACCGCAGTACAGTTTCCAACAGAACCGATGGAGCCTGACAGACCAATGGCACCCGGCCAGCGGCCTGGCGACATCCTGGTAGCCGAGGTCGGATCTAGGGGTTTACCGGACAGTGCTTACAGTGGACGCTCGCCTGACACGATGAAAGAGTACGACCCTACGGTGCGCGAGCGCTTGGCCAGCTTTTTACAGGCTGGCTTTGAAGGCATGGGCGTGGATCGCTTTAAAGCCCGTCAGAACGCGCAAACCCTTTTAGGCGGCCCTAGTAGCAACCTACCTTTAAACCTTGGTTTTGCAGACGTTGTGCCCTTTCTAGGTACTGGCTTGCAAACACAAGAAGCTGTGCGTATGGGTGAGGATGCAATCACATCAGCACAGCAAGGCAACTACGGCACAGCTGCCATGCAAACTGGTGGCGCTGTACTAGGACTGATTCCAGGCGTGGCCGGTACGGTCAAAGCTGCTAAGCCACTGATTCCAAAAGCAGCCGAGATGACAATCGACGCGCTGGAAAAGAGCGGCATGCCTGCCCGAGGCTTGGGCATTGTTGAGTCTGGGCCTAACGTGGTCAGCACCCGTTTGCCTACAGCTGTCAAAGCCACAGAAGATCCATTGGCCAGCAACCTGGTGATTGACTTGCAGTCTGCAAAATCAGACCCGGCAGCATTCAATTACAACGTCGGGTTAATCAAGCAATATCCCAACTTTGCATCAAAGTCACGCACGCCAGACAAGCAGGCCGAGGACTTTATTACAGAGGTCAAAGACAACTTGCTGTTCTTGCATGACCAGGTACCAGATGCCACACGTCAGCGCAGCAAGCTCTGGTACGACGGTGCGCGCAACATTACAAGCAAATGGTCTAACGAGTACCAAGTTCCTGACCAGGCAGTGTCTGGCATCTTGGCGGTTTTATCGCCACAAAAAGATTGGTTCATGAATGTGTCGCTGGGCGAGCGTGTGCTGGGCATCATGACCGGCAAACAGACTGCCAAGTGGGATGATGCAATGACCGAGGTTGGCAAAGTCATCTGGTCTAAGCCGCAATATGCACCGATGGTTGATGCCATCAAAGGTAAAACCCTAGCTGAGATTACAGAGCCAGGTCTTAAGGCCATGTGGCTGCGCACTTATGACCAGGCATACAACCCACGCGAACATCAGATCGTTACACCAGAAGGCGACTTTGCTGGTTTGCGCATGAATTCAGACGGCAAGACACCAACAAAGACGGGCTGGGGTTCACTAAATGAAATCGGCAAAGCCATTGTGATTTTTGATAATCCATCAAAAGCCAACATCAGTACCAACTTAGGTGAAATGCATAAGGTTCGTAACTTCTACAACAACATCTATGCACCAAACGATGCATCTGGTGCCGTGACGATTGACACCCATGCGGTGGCTGCTGGCTTGCTAAGGCCGTTGTCTGGAAACAGCCGTGAGGTCTTGCACAACTTTGGCTCAGGTATTACTGGCGAAGGTGGCCCAAAGAACAGCTCTATAACTGGCGTGCAAGGCACATACGGCATTTATGCCGAGGCTTATCGCAGAGCAGCTCAAGAGCGCGGCATCTTGCCCCGTGAGATGCAATCAATCACATGGGAAGCTGTTCGCGGGTTGTTCCCCGACACGTTTAAAACATCAACAAATGCTGACAAGATTGATAGCATTTGGCTACAATACCGCAAGGGAAAACTCTCACAAGACGAGGCACGAAATGAAGTCTTCAATGCAGCAGGCGGAATCAACGCCCCAGAGTGGGAACGGGCCGGACTACGTTCTGGAGCTTCTCAAGAAATTCAACCTACCGTTAACCAGGGACAACTACCTGGGACTGGCGTACCCGGAGGGGATACCCCAGGATTGGGACGTGCAGAACGAGATGGGACTCCCACAGGAGATTCGACAAGCGTAAAACGTAGCCGTCAGGCTCGCACTTCTGGAGCTAAGTGATGGCCATTCAACCACTTGATCAACGCCTAAGCAGCATCTTGCCTACCGCTGCACCAGCTGCAGCACCAGCCGATCCAACCAAGCTGGAACCCATGCCTGCCGACCAGGCACCAATGGAAGTAGACATCATTACTGACAAGCCTGGTACGCCCAGCATGACAGAGGGTGTTCAAATTGCTGGCCCAGTTGATGCAGCACTTCGCAAACTAATCACACGCCAAGGCACCAAGGCCGAGCGCAACCTGGTGCCAGAAGCTGCGCGTGCAGCCGAGGGCACTTTGCCAGAAGCGTCAAAGGCTGGACGTTACAAACTTATCCCAGAAGCTGACCAGCCCTTGACTGATGCTGTTGGTGCAGCCGTCAGTCGCAGGCAGACGTTTGGCATCACGCAAGGCAAGCCTGGCGGCACGCCTGATGAGCCATTCAACTTGTCGCGCTACCAGACCGAGGACGCTGCTGCCATTGTTGGTGGCGTTGCCGATGCGCTAAACATCAGAACCAAGGCTGTGACGTTTGATGAGATCAAGGCCAAGGCTGCTGAGTCTGGCATTGGCGAATCATTCTTGACCAGGTTGATTGGTGCCGATGGCAAGATGATGGCCAACGCTGTTGAAACGTATAAAGCTTTGGAAGTTTTGGAGTCTAGTGCCAATGAGCTAGACAAGCTGTTTAAGCTGGTCAACTCTGGCATGGCCACCGACGCTGACAAGCTCATGCTGCGTCAGCAAGTAGCCTTTCATGGCCTGATCCAAAAGGGTGTAAAGGGTATCCAGACCGAGACAGCTCGATCTCTGGCAGTGTTTCGCATACCCCGCGACGGCAATGCCCAGGTCATTCGCCAAGTCTTGGATGAGTACGGTGGTGACGGTGCTTTGCAAGACATGGCCAAGAGCTACTTGTCGCTAGAGTCTCGCGCTGCCCAGAATGCCATGATTGAAAAGTCAATGATGTCTGGCGTAAAGGATGTCTGGTTCACCACCTATATCAACGGCCTGTTGTCCTCGCCTGTATCACATGCCAAAAATGTAATATCGAATACTTTGTTTGGTGCCTATCAAATACCTGAGCGTATGGTTGCGGCCATGTACGGCAACGTGTTGCCAACTGGTGTGCGCAGCTGGAAAGCATTGGTGCCAGGCTCTGAGGCCGAGAAGGTTGGCATGGACGAAGCGTTGACCATGGTGCAGTCTTTGCGCAATGGCATTGTTGAAGGCATGCAGCTGGCCAGCACTGCCTGGAAGAACAACGCCCCCAGTGATCTACTCAGTAAGATCGAGATGCAGCGGGGCGGTAATGAACCCACGATTAGCTCTGGCGCGTTTGGTATCGAGCAAGACAAATGGTTTGCCAAGGCTATAGATTACTACGGCACAGCGGTAACCATTCCTGGTCGTGCCCTGCTCACAGAAGATGAGTTCTTCAAGGGTGTTCTGTACCGCATGGAGCTAAACACTCAGATCACACGCAGGGGTAAGGTTGTCTACCGCGAAGGCGTTGAGTCTGGCTTGTCTGAAACAGACGCTATGGCCAAGGCATCGCTTGAAGTCGAGGGTTTATTTACAAACCCACCGCGAGACTTGGACGAAGCAGCCATGCTGTTTGCCCAAAAAGGCACATTCACTGCTGAGCTGCCACCAGGACTAAAGAATTTGCAAGAAGTCTTTAATCATCCTTTGCTAAAAATTGTGGTGCCGTTTTTTAAGACACCGGCCAACATTGGCTTGCAAGTAATTGAGCGCACACCGTTTGCCCCGCTGTCATCACAGTGGCGTGAAGAGGTGGCCAAGGGCGGTATCTATCGCGACATGGCTCTGGCTAAGGTTACGCTGGGATCAGCGTTTCTGGCCACCTATGCTGCCTTGTCAGCCGAGGGCCACATAACTGGTCGCGGCCCAGAGCGCAAAGCTGACCGCGAGGCTTTGATGCGTGACGGCTGGATGCCCTACTCCATCAAGGTTGGCGACAGCTACTACAGCTACCAGGGCATGGAGCCAGTCTCCGCTTTGATGGCCATCGCTGCCGACTACGCTGAATATGCCAAGTACGAACCAGATGCCAGCAAAATCGAAGAAGTGTTTTTAGGTGCTACTTATGGACTATACGAATACATAAAAGAGCAGCCCTATCTGCAGGGTGTAGCTGACGTGGCCAAGCTAATCGGCACCAACCAGCAAGGCGCTGTTGATGGCAAGAAGATTGTTGATGGTCTGGTTAAGCAGTTTGGTGGCTTTGCCATTGGCGGCTCCCCTGCTGGCGTTTACAGCTCTTTAGTAGCTGGTATATCGCGCCTGTCAGATCCAACCAGGAAAGACACACGCGCAGATCCTGAGCTGCCGATGGGTGTGCGTGGGTTTGTCGAGGCATTTAACAAGTACAAGTCCCGCCTGCCCTACTTCAACTCGGATCTGCCAGAGGCATTGAACCTTTGGGGCGACCCAGTCATGACATCCCGTGGCAATCCTATGGAGCTGGTGCTGCCGACCCGTGTAAGCCCTGCCCAGTTCAGCCTGGTTGATGATGCCCTGGTGCGCATTGGCTCACCCGTTGGTATGCCCGACAAAAAGATTGATGGTGTCGAAATGACGGCTGAGCAATACAACCGATTGCTGACAATTTACGGCAAAGAATTGCCTTCCAAGCAAGGCATTATGGATGTCATTCTATCGCCTGGTTTCACAATGCTGTCACTTGATGACCAGCAAAAGACAGTTCAGTCTGTTCACAGTAAATACATGCAAGCAGCCCACAATCAACTCAAGCAAGAAGACCCTGCACTACGGGCCAGAATTGATGAAATGGTTGAGCTGCGCAAGGCCAATGGCCTCTATTACAAACCTTAGAAAAATCGTACAATTTCCATTAGGAAGGATTGAGTTATGCCAATTGCTATTTCCAACGTAACCCGTCGAGTTGTTTACTCGGCCAGTGGCACTGGCCCGTATGCGTTCACCTTTGAAATTCTGGCAAATACTGACATTGCTGTTTACAAAGACGACACCCTGCTGACATTGACCACCGACTACACGGTGACCATTGCATCCAACGGCACAGGCTCAATCACTTTGGTGGCGGCACCTACTGGTGCCACACAGATCGCCATTGTGGGCAACCGTACTATTCAGCGCACCACAGACTTCGTGACTGGTGGCGACTTTTTTGCCAATACAGTCAATGATGAGATGGATCAACAGACCATCTTTTCGCAGCAGAATGCTGAAGGTTTGCAGCGTGCATTGAGCGCACCCCAAACTGACCCGACCTCAATCAACATGACGCTACCACGCGCTGCCTTGCGCGCCAACAAAGCGCTGGGATTTGATGCCAACGGCAACCCTGCCATCGCTGACACCCTAGGTACCAACCGTGGCAACTGGGCTGCAACCACGTTGTACTACGTCCGAGACATCATTAAGGACACAACCAACAATAACATTTGGCAAGCAACAGTCCAGCACACATCGAGCGGATCGCTACCAATTGGCACCAATACTGACTCCGCTAAGTGGACACTGCTTGTTGACGCAGCTGCTGCCAGTACAAGCGCAACAAACGCAGCGACATCTGCCTCGGCTGCTTCAACCAGCGCTACTGCTGCAGCCAGTTCAGCGACAGCTGCGTCTGGTTCAGCAAGCACGGCCAGCACCCAGGCAAGCAATGCTTCGACCTCGGCCAGCAATGCGTCTAGTTCTGCAAGTGCTGCCTCTAGCTCTGCATCAACGGCAAGCACACAAGCAACTAACGCAGGCACCAGCGCAACGGCAGCTGCAGCAAGTGCATCAAGTGCAAGCAGCAGTGCCAGTGCTGCCAGTACATCTGCCAGTAATGCAAGTACCTCAGCCAGCAATGCAAGCACTTCTGCTTCCGGTGCTTCAACGTCAGCCACCAACGCAGCCAGCTCGGCCACAGCTGCTTCTGGTAGCGCATCTACTGCAAGCACACAGGCTACTAACGCAGCTACCTCAGCAACGTCTGCAGCTGGCAGTGCAACCAGCGCGGCATCAGCACAGACTGCAGCAGAGTCTGCACGCGACGCAACATTGGCTGCATATGATTCATTTGATGACCGATATTTGGGTGCAAAGACAAGCAACCCAACTGTTGACAATGACGGAAACGCATTAGTTGCTGGCGCTTTGTATTTCAACAGTGTGTCTGGGGCAATGCAGCTTTGGACTGGTAGCGCGTGGGTCGCGGCCTATGTATCTGGTTCTGGTTATCTAGCAGCGACCAACAACTTGTCAGACGTAAGTAGCGTGGCAACAGCTAGGACTAACCTTGGCTTGGCTATTGGCACCAACGTGCAGGCCTATGACGCTGACTTAACCACATTAGGTGCTGGTGGTTCTGGCGCTAGGTCATTTCTTGGACTAGCCATTGGTACTGACGTACAAGCCTATGCTGCTAACTTAACTACATGGGCAGGCACAACGGCACCATCAGGCACTGTTGTCGGAACTACAGATACTCAAACTTTAACAAACAAGACTCTGACAAACCCTACAGTCACAAACTATGTTGAGACTCCATTTACGGCTAATAGTTCTACAGCCATTACGATTGCTCTGACCAATGGCACAGTACAAATCATTACCCTGACAGGTAGTGCAACGATTACCATGCCAACAGCAACAAGTGGCAAGTCTTTCATTATGTTCTTAAAGCAAGATGGAACAGGGTCACGCACAGTTACTTGGTCAACAGTTAAGTGGCCAGGTGGTACTGCACCGACAATCACAGCTACCGCAAGCAGACAAGATATTTATTCTTTCTTTGCTGATGGCACAAACTGGTATGGCGTGACAGTTGGTCAAAACTACACACCATAAGGACTGATAAATGTTTGCAGCATCAAAAACAGATTCAGTCTCTGGGGCAACAGCAGATGCCCAATTCAACTACGTCACCATGCTCTTACATGGAGATGGGACTAATGGCGCACAGAACAATACATTTGTAGACAGTAGTTCAAACAATTTTTCAATTACCCGCAACGGTAATACAACCCAAGGTTCTTTCTCGCCTTATGGGTCTAATTGGTCTAACTACTTTGCGTACAACTCTACTGCCGCAAATTACCTTACAACAAGTAGCGTTTCTTTGTCTGGAACATTTACTATTGAGGGGTACGTATATTGGGATGGCGTTGGTAGCAACGCTAACATGTTTACTTTGGGCGACAGCTCTCTGTCAACAGGGTTAGAAGTGTATATCAGCGGTGGGAACTGGGTAATGTGGTCGAACGCTGCGCAAAGAATTGCAGGTTCTGCTGCGGTAGTTGGTCAATGGACGTATATTTCTATTTCTCGTACCGGCTCAACCGTAACGATGTATATCAACGGTGCTTCACAGGGCACTTGGACATCAAGCGCAACATTTAGCGGAACAATTAAAGTTGGTGCTGAGTTTTATAGTGGTGTTTATTATTCATCAATGTCTGGGTACATCAGTAATTTCCGAGTAAATAACACAACTGCAATTAACGCAGTACCAACAACACCATTGACGGCTGTATCTGGAACTATATTCCTGACTTGCCAAAGTAATCGCTTTATTGACTACAGCGCAAGTCCTTTACCACTCACCGTCAACGGCACACCAAGCGTTCAACGATTCAACCCATTTGGTACAACAACTGCCTACTCCACAAGCGTGATTGGTGGGTCAGGGTACTTTGATGGTAGCGGGGATTATTTACAAGTTGCAAACAATTCTGCATTTGATTTCAGCGGAGATTTCACTGTGGAGTGCTGGCTGTATCTGGAAAACACAAACAACCAAACTTTCATCTCTAAGGGTGGACACAACGCACTTGGGCCTGATGCGGCTGGTTGGGCGTTGTTTATTTATACGGGTCAAGGCTTGCGTTTTATGACGAGAAACAGCGGAGGAACAAATGTTCCAGTAACTGTTGCAAGCACACCGCAAATAAACACATGGATGCACGTTGCTGTAAGTAGAAGCGGCTCAAGCATGAGATCGTTCTTAAATGGCACTCTTGTTTCAACAGTTACCAGTTCGGTAAATACAGCTAACTCATCGCCATTCAATATTGGTGCAAATCTGAACAACTTAAGCCCTTCTACTGGCTATATCTGCGATGTGCGAATCATCAAAGGTACTGCTCAATACACGGCTACGTTTACGCCTCCAACTGCGCCATTGACTGCGATAACAGACACGCAATTTTTGGAAAACTTCACCAATGGCGCAATCTTTGACAACGCCATGATGAACGACTTAGAAACTTTAGATAACGCACAGATTTCTACAAGCGTTAAAAAGTTTGGCACAGGGTCTTTAGCGTTTGATGGAAGTGATTGGTTAAAAGCACCAAACTCTCCAAACTATGACATGAGAGATGGAGATTTCACCATCGAAGGGTGGTATTACCAAACAGCAGATGGTGGTCAAATTTGTTGCAAATATGAAGCTGGAAATCAAGCAAGTTGGGCGATTGGTTTTAGTGGGTCTAGTTGGGATGTTTATACCTACTACAGTACAACATCGTATTTAACAATTTACACGGGTTCAGCACCAGCAAAAAATCAATGGAATCATTTTGCATTAGAGCGAAATGGCTCAAACATTGAGTTCTATGTAAATGGTTCTAGGGTTGCTCAAGTAGCCGCCCAAACAATGCGAACAACAACATCCGCAGTTTCTATTGGAAATCTTGGTCAAGGGTACTCAAGTTTTTTTACTGGCTACATTGATGACTTAAGAATTACCAAGGGTTATGCAAGATACTCAGGCACAACCTACACAATGCCAACTGCGGCATTTTCAGATACAGGCCCATATTAAGGAACATCATGCAAATTGCAATCTTAACTAGTCCCATTACAGTAGGCGATTATCGTGAACTGTTTAGCAATACATCATTTAACGCTAACGGCCCAAGTGATGAATTCTTGACTGCCAACAATGCCAAGAAGGTCAATGCCTTTAAAGCACATGACAGACTGACTCAAAAGTTGGTTTCATGCTCTGCCTATGACGATGGTGCATTTGTTTCTGTTGTCCAAGTGGAAAGTCTGAGTGCTGAAGAAATCCAAGCAGCCAAGGATTCTGCAATGTCTCAACTGAGAGCCACACGCAATGCTTTATTGCTTGCTTGTGATTGGACTCAGATTGCTGATTGCACCATTCCTAAGAAGGCTGAGTGGGCAACATATCGTCAGACATTGAGAGACTTTCCATCGACTGTTTCTGATGCAAGGGCGACTGTCGCATGGCCACACAACCCTGACTGGGTTGAGCCTTCTGGTATTTAAACTGTACAAAATCCATAACTTACAATTGGGTAATCATGGACTCTGATGTTGATAAAAGGCTTGCCGTGCATGAAGCTATCTGTGCCGAGCGATACAGCGCCATTGCTTCATCTTTAAAGGATGGGGATAAACGCATGACAAAGATTGAGTACTTGCTTTATGCGGTGATGCTTGCTGTGCTGCTCGGCCCTGGTGTGGCTGCTGAGTTTGTGAAAAAGATATTTGGGCTATGAGCGACTTGGCTGAAGCATTGATTGCTGCAGCCGCTGTGACTTGCATGGTAATTGCCGGCACCTATTTCATAGCATGGTGCTATCAATAATTTTTCTGGCTGTATCTATCGAATACAGATGTATTAAGTGGGTCTGGGTTGGCGATGTGTACAACCGAAAGGTCTACTGTATTGAATGGAAAAAGGTAGATAGAAAATGATTGATCCGATGACAGCACTTGCTGGCATACAGTCAGCAATCAGCATGGTCAAGAAGGCCAGCAAGGTGGCCAATGACCTGGGCAGTCTTGCCCCAATGATTGGCAAGATGTTTGATGCCAAGTCTGTGGCCACCAAAGCCATGCTGCAAGCCAAGCAGTCTGGCAAGGGTTCCAACATGGGGACAGCGTTGCAGATCGAGATGGCGCTTGAGCAGGCCAGGGCATTTGAGGAAGAGCTAAAGATGCTCTTCATGCAGACCGGCAAGATCGATGTCTGGAACAAGATTAAAGCCAGGCAGGCCGAGATGGACTTGGCAGATGCCAAAGAACTAAGCGCTTTAAAGAAGGCAGAAAAAGAAGCCAAAGCCAAAGAAGATGAGATGAACGAGCTGGCCATGATCATTGGCGGTGTGGCATTTGTTTTGTTCTTGGTGTTTGTTGGCGTGAATGAGTTGATGGAATTCTGTGCCACAACAAGAAGGTGCGGTCGGTGAATGAGTACCAGAAGACCTTTGACCTATGCCTCAAGATTTTTGTCTATGGGGTTGTGGCGCTTTACTTTCTGGGCTTCCTCAAGTTTCTTCCTGACGATCTGTCCGACAAGATCGTGAACTTATTACTTGGAAAGGTTGGTCTTGGCAAATGAGATATCTGTTACTGATATTGCTGCTGGCTGGCTGTGAAGACCGCTATCGATACAAATGCCAAAACCCAGATTATTTCCATGCTGAAGAGTGTCAAAAACCTAAGTGCTTATTTACGCAGCAGTGCCCCGAATACCTGGTCGCACCAATCCTGGAGAAAAAAGTCAATGATGTCCAGTCAGAAGCCAAACCTAACAACTGAAGAGTTTGAAGTCCGGATCTGGGGCTTTGTGGTCGCGGTGGTCACGCTGATCCTTTGCTTCATCGTCATTGCACTTTTGTACTCGGTGACTTTTGTGACTCAGCCGATCAAGTCTATGGCTCCCATTGACCAGGCATACACCAAGATGTTGAACGACATTGTGTTGTTGATCGTTGGTGGCATCGGTGGGGTAATGACCAAGCGTGCAGCTGGTGCAGCATCAAGAGCTTTCACGCCACCGCAGCCAACTATGCAACCAGGCTGCCAGCCGATGCAGTACGGCTCAAGCTACGCACCACCCCAGTCTGCCTATGGCCTGCCAAGCCAGCCATTTGGAGCAATGCCGGTCTGGAAAAACCCAGAGCTAGATGAGTCCTGGACACCAGGGCCACCACCCACCACCCCGCCCGAACACATGGAGCCAGATGAGGATCGTGAAGAGATCGCAGCTGCTCGCAAGGAGGTTGACTAATGCTACCTATACCCCTGCCCTGGTTGATTGTCGGAGTCCTGGTCTCACTCTTTGGAACTTACCGTGTTGGCCACCACTACGGCTGGCTAGAGCGCGACAACGACATGAAGATCGCCATTGCCAAAAAGAATGATGAAGCTCGCAAGACTGAGCAAGAGCTTGGAGTCAAGCTGCAAGACCAAGAAACCCAATTAAGAAAGGCTCAAAATGAAATCACTAAAAAGCAGTCTGCTATGCATGAGCTTGCTCGGACTGGCCGGCTGCGGCTCCCAGCCCCAAGTTGTCCACAAGCCTCCGCAGATCCCACCCCTGCCCCAGGAAATAGCAACACCGATGCAAGCGAATCTGAGCGACAGACTATTGCAGCTCTTATCGACCTCGCAGCCGAAGGAGACAAAGCCATCACCAAGCACGCAGCCTGCGTCAGCGCCTACAACGAAGTAAGGGAGCTGATCAATGGTAAACAGTGAACAACTCAAGCGGCTAAGCATTGATCCAAGCCTTGCTGACGCATTCAATGAAACCTTTGATCGCTTTGGCCTGGTAACAGTTGAGCAGCAAGCATGCTGGATCGGTCAGTGTGGCCATGAATGTGGCAACTTCAGAATCATGGAAGAGAACCTTAACTACCGCGCTCCCACCCTGCTCAAGTTATTTCCTCAAACGCCAAAGCGTGCATGGGGCTTTACCCCTGAGTCGGCTGCCGAGTATGAGAAGCAGCCAAAGAAGATCGCCAACCGCATCTATGGCAATCGGATGGGCAACAGGGATGAAGCTTCTGGGGATGGGTTTCGGTTTCGCGGATCCGGATTTTTACAATTAACCGGGCATAGCAATTTCTACCACGCTGGGCAAGCGCTGGGTGTTGACTTTGTAATGGAGCCAGAGCTGGTGCGCACGCCAAAGTATGCAGCCATGACAGCTGGCTGGTTCTGGCAGACACACAAGCTCAATCAATTTGCTGACTCTGCAGATTACAAAACCCTGACCAAGAAAATCAATGGTGGCTTTATCGGTCTTGAAGACCGCATTCACCACATTGAAAAAGCAATCAAGGTTTTGTTGAGCTAGTTACTGAGCAGCGCCCAGGGCATTGATCCGACGCTGATAGCCAGCTGTGTGCCTGACACGTTTCATGGTGTCGATGCGGCCAAGCGTGTCAGCGTTGCACTCTTTCAGCTCTTTCAAGATTGTCATGCGCTCTCTGGCCGGGCGCTTGCCTGCCCTGGCTGTTGCCTCTGCCAGGTCTTCGTATGCGTCTTGCCATTCGTCCAACGTGGCCAGCACTGTGTGTGGCTGCTCTTTGCCTGGCACCATTAGGCCGTAGCCAATGGGAGCATCAGTTACTTGGGCGCTCTCGACCTCAATCACTTCGTCTGCAACCTCAATGATGCTTTGCTTCACCACATCTGGCTCGGCCATTGGGATCTCAACAGGCTTGGCTACCAGGTCAAGCGGGTTGGCCGGCTTGGGCACTGGAGCTGGCTTGGCTTCGTCAGGATAGTCATGTGCCTCCTCAGCGGTGATAAGCCCTCTGAGAACGTCAGGAAAGGCATCACGCAATGCAAAGCCTCTTGCCCTCATTTGCATCATGCGCTTAGGGTATTGAGTCCACGGGCCTTGCTTGCCCCACAGCTGTGCCTTTACGGCATCTTGCACAGAAAATCTAACGGTCACAGGCTTGCGACCCTTGCGCTTGGCCACGCAAACAGCAACAGGGTTTTGGGTGCCTTCGCCTTCAAAGTATTCCTCGATGTCCTCGCAGACAGAACTGGCCTGCACCAAAGCCATGGCTGAGTCACCATACATGCTGGGCTTGCCGTTAATCACAGCAATGTTCTGCAGCGCCTGCATGGGTGCCATGCCCATCTCATAGCCCCACTGCAGGCAGACCAGGACATCATTGGGCTTGCCCTGGTATGCCCTGGGCACCATGCTAGAGCTGGCCAGCATCTCACTGAATTGGACTGCTTCCCCCAAGGTAGTGGGAGCAAACCCGCGCTGGTTAGTGGTTGTGAGTTGCATCTTCGATCTCCTCTTTTGACAGCTCTGCGCTGATGGTTGCAATAACTAGCTCAGCAATGGCCTCAACGGCTCTCTCTGCCAGTTCTCTGGGCATGTCTGGGGCAGCTTCAAGCATGGCCAAGACTGCCTTTTCATAGGCTTCGTGAATTGTTTTGACGTTCATGCTGTGTACTCCTTGATTGTTAATGTTGATTGGCGAATGGTGTATGCCTCTTTGGCCGGCATGATCCGCTCAGGCGCTGCTTTAAAGTTGCGCATGGGCCAGCTGATCACATACTGGCCACAGCGGCCACGCTCAGCCTGACCGAGGGTTGACTTGATTAACATTTCTGCCGTTTCAATGCTGGCTTCGGCTGCTCTGATCGCTGCTTTGTTTTCCAGAATGCCTTTGGCAAGGTCAGTCACGTTGACCGGCAGCTCGATCTCTTCTTTGCCTGCAGCATGGGGATAGATCCGATCCAGCTCTTTGCTGCTGGCCGGTGGATACCAGTCGATCTCCCCTGTCTTGGCGTATTTGTCTAGCTTGCTTTGAAACTCAACAGTTTTTTTGATTATTTCTTTCTGAGTATCAAAATGCACAGCAAACAAAAACACGCGCAGCTCAATGCCCTGGTACAGCACGCACACAGCGCCCCATTTGTGGCCAGTGATGAGCATCTGACCTTGCAGCTGGATAGGCCCACGCGCCAGGTGAGGGGTGTCCTCTGGCATAGCCTTGGTCAACTTGGCTTCAAGCACGCCTGGGCCGTCTAAGACAATGGAGTCTTGGCCCACTACATAGATGCCTTCTTTGGTATTGGTAACGATTGTCTGACCGTTGCCAATGCCAATACCATCTAAGCTGCAGCTGATCGGCACACTGTCGTGGCTGTAAGCCTGGTTGATCTCTGTGTCAAATTTATCCAGACCCAGCCGCGCAGCTGCTTGAGTCAAAATCACAGGCTCTAGGGTATTCCCCCATGCCATGGCTTCATTGCCTATATCTGGTCTCTCCTTACCGTCAATTGCTGATAGTGAATACTGCAGTTCATCATTGGGTGTCGAATATTTACTGAAACCCAATAATCCAGGCAGGCGGCTTGCACTCATGCTTCGGTCGTCTGTTAATTTCCCAGCCATTTTGAAATGTCCTTTTTAGTCTGCTAATGCGTAAACGCGGATGACCCTTGCATGGGCTTCTTTATGGGAAGCCTCGCAAAGACCGATTTTTTTGAATTGTTTGGTGCGAAAGACTGCACCCAAGACACTGGGGTGGACACCGTTAGGCACCTGGATGTGGGCCCGAATGTCATTGATGGATACCTCACCCTTGCGCATGGCGATCTGCATGGCAATGCTTCGGCACCTGGTTAAGAACTCAGCATCCCGAACCTCAAACATGTCGAGCTGGGAATTGCGGATTTGTTGGCCAGCAGTTTGCTCAAGCATGGCTCACCTCTTTGGGTGTTTTGGCACGCTTGACAGTGCTTTTAGCTTCCTCATTGGCAGCCACTTCGGCCATGGGAATCCAGCCAAAACGTCGCCAGGTCAGCTGCACATTGGTTGCAGCAGCTGTTGTGTACTCGCAGCCCTGGGCGAGAGTTTTTGTCGGGTATGTAGTTTTCTGCATATCAGAAAACCACAAAAACAGAAAAACACAAAACTACAACTGAAGCCAGGAAACAAACGGCTACAGTTAGTTTTTCGAGGGTAGTTTCAGATTGGCCGGTACACCATAGGTAGTGTTTTTCAACTTCATAAACACTATATACATCGTATGAAGTGAGATCCAGCTGGACGTAGTTTTGTGGCCAGCTGGAGTTAGAACCAACATTACACATATTCGATTGCGCTTTGATTATGTTCATTATTTAATCCTTTTTGATTAATTACAGTATTTATTAGGGTCGGTTTGTATCAATTCCAAACCCCAAAATGTCTCCTAACGCTATAGGTAGTGTTTTCTCCTTTCTTACTTTCTTGAGTTTTTGAGCTGCTTCAGCAGTCCTTTTGGCCGCAGCTTTTAGGACATGGGATGGGTCTACATAACGCAATTTAAACTGAGCATTTTGAAAATGGCCACGAGCCAGCATCACGCGCAAAACCGGATCGCCTTCAACTTCATATGCAAGTTTCTGCAGCTCGCGGTTAAGTTCTGAAACAACAACAGCAGCCTTTTTAAGTTCTTCCATGCGGGTCAATCTAAAGTCAAGCCTGCAGTTAACTGGCCGGCCAGAGCGTGCCAAAAACGCACCCAACTTGCCGTCTTCTGATGGAAAAAACTGTGCCCAATTCACCAACTCTGGTGTGTTTCTGTCTGCCATTGTTTGTGATCCTTTCAACATACAAACCTTTTTTCTTGACCTAAATCAAGCAATGGTTGTTCACTATAAGTTAACAAAGATATACAAATCAAATGTATTTTTTTATATTTAACAACACTAAGGGTATTCATGATTTGAATGTTCATTTGATTCGTGCCATCAGGTTCTTGACCTGAGTTGGAGACCACTCGATGTTGCCGCGACGTGTCTCGATTTCACGGCTGGCCAGTGCCTGGCCGATCTCGCGCAGGGTTTTGGCACCAGACTTCTTAATAGCTTCCAAGACCAGGGGCCGAACGCGCTCTGCGTAGGCATCGGCCTTTTGAATGATCACTTTGGTGCCGGCCACTGAGCCGTGCATGGGTGTCGGGCTGCCAAGCTTTACGCCCTTCTTCTTTAACTCACCCAGCGCTGCTTTGGTACGCTCACCGATTTTGCGTGCTTCCCACTCAGCGAAGACCATACGCATCTGCAGCAACTCTCGGCTGGCTTCTGGGAAATCTGCGCACACAAACTTAACCTTGGTGTCGTTGAGCAGCTGCGCACCGAATGCCAGGTCGCGGGTCAGACGGTCAAGAGATGCGACTACCAGGGTGGCCTTCTCTTTCTTGCACAGCTTGATGGCGTTAGCCAGGGCTGGGCGCTCATTCATGCGGCCCGACTCGATCTCTGTGTACTCACCGATCAGCGACCACTTGCCACCGTTGAGATAGCCCAGGATGCGCTCGCGCTGTGCATCAAGGCCAAGACCTGACTTGCCCTGGCGATCTGTAGAGACCCGGAAGTAGGCTACGAATTTACCGTTGTGGACTGTCATCACTAACTCCTGTGCGCTTTATCTGCGCTGTTGTGTACATAACGCAAATGTAGCAGATGTATATCAATTCGTACAATATGCAAACCCTACACTTTGGCCGGGTATTATTATTTGCTTGCGTGTACACAATCCAAACGCAACAATCGGAGGGTATATCTAACTGACATATCCACCATGCAAGACACCAAACCCAAACCATTCCTAATGCGCTTACGTCCTGACACCAGGTCGCTGCTTGACAGAGCTGCCGAAGATCAAAGCCGCTCTCGCGCCTCACTCATTGACCAGTGTGTGCGTGAGCAGCTGCAGCCCCGCTATGGCCAGCTCAGCCCACGCCTGGAGCGCTTTCTGTCTGGGGTCAAACAATGAACCACGAAGAAGCTCTGAAGATGCTCAACATGGCCAAGGATGGCAAGCCCATACCAGAGGACGTGTTGACCGAGGCGCTCTTTCTCACTGGGGACGGTGCCTGCTGGCGTGATATCCCCTGCCCTGACGTTGATGCATTTGTCAAAGACATGCGTCAAGCAGGCTACCTATGAGCGTTGCCCTGTACTTTGTTGTTCCTGGTCAACCAGTCGGCAAGGGCCGGCCACGGGCCAGCAGCCAGGGCGGCTATGTGCGCATGTACACGCCTGCAAAGACTGTGACGTATGAGCAGGCTATCGCACGCCAGGCGACGTTTGCAATGAACGGCATGGCATTGCTCACAACACCCATCAGCATGCGCATTGTGGCCTTCTACGGCATACCGCCAAGCTGGCCTAAGCACAAGCAAATGCTGGCGCTGAACAACGCACTGATACCAGGTAAGCCAGACATCGACAACGTGGCCAAGGCGGTGCTTGACGCATGCCATGTGGTCTACGTTGATGACAAACAAGTCACTCGCCTGGTCATAGAAAAAGAATATTCGTATGACCCGCGCATCGAGGTCTACATCCACGAGAGATTGAAATGAGTTTTGCAAGACACCAGGTCAGCTTAAAGGGCAGCAGCGTCAATGGCCAGCCATTCAAGCTGTGCCACAAATGTGAAGAACGAAAGCCACCAGAAGGCGGTGTGCAGACCAGCCCACGTCGGTGGTACTGCGCAGTGTGCTGGGTGGACAAGATGAAGGGCCGCAGATGACACAGCTGCAGGCGAAGCTACGCGCATTGCTGCGTGGCCATGAAGGTATGACTACCAGGCAGCTGTCCCACCGTACTGACTCAGGCATGCGTGACATCACCAGATCACTCAAGGTCATGCCGGACTCATATATTGACCGTTGGACAGGCCCAGAGCGTGGCCAGTGGGCTGCGGTGTGGTGTGTTGTTGATGTGCCCGAAGACTGCCCCAAACCAGAATGATTAAGCGGCCATGGAAACCTCACTATCACAAACACAAAGGCCCAGTAGAGCCAGACATGACGATCCTGCTCACCGCTGTGGCCAGAGAGCTGTTGACGACATGGGAGATCACCAAAGACAAACCCCTGGTGGACAGGCACTTGGCAGCCGTCGACAAAGTCTATGGCGTAAACGCCAACTTGAGGGTGCGCCAGTACATGAGAGAGATAGCAAAGAATGAGCGACATGTCTGAACAAATAGCATTTGCGCTACCAAAGAAGCCGCGCATCAAAGAAAAAGATCCGATGCCGGATCAGCGCAAGGTGTCTGTGCTGCCGATCAGAGCCGTCACTGACAAGGCCATCACAGACAACATGCTGCGAATACTCGCCGTGTTGTGCAGCTATTGCAACCGAGCAGGCTTTACTTGGGTTAGCCAGAAGAAGCTGGCCGAGGACATGAAGGTCAGCCGCCAGGCCATCACCAAGCAGATGGCCAAGCTGATCGCTGCAGGCTACGTTGAGGTGGTCAGGAAAGGCTTTAGAGGCGAGAGATCAAACACAGTGCGTGTGATCTTTGATATCACCGTAGACACAGCCACGGCCATCGCAGTGACCAACTCAATCGAGGACACACGGCCACCAGTGATCAAACAGGAGCAAGCCATGGCTGAACAGCAAGAGATAGACCGAGCTGGCCAGGCTCGCATTGCCAAGCTGATCGGTCAAGCACTCAGGAATAACCAACCAAGAAAGGAGCCAACCATGGCAGAGAAAAAGGACAGCATGACTGTCAGAAAAATGAAGGAAGAGATCGCTAAAAAGAAGCCACCAAAGGAACCTACATACGCAACCCCAGAGGTTGCCCATGTAGAGAGTTCTAAAGTTGCCAATGAAGCGCTCCATAGGCAACCATATAGGCAACCTAATACGGTTGCCCTTAACGCAGAAGAACACATAAGAAAGACTAGTATAGATAATTATTTAAATACAAAAGAAAGACTAAGGTTAGTTCTAGGCAACCAAGTTCCAAAGTTGATCGATGCCGGATTGACCGACCAGGACATCGATGACGGCCTCGCAACCCTGCTGGCCATCTACGCAGCTGAAGGCATCACACCGAAAGAGCAGCACCTGGTTGATGGATTGATACAGTTGAAGCGGGATGCGTCATGAATCAATGCCTCCTCCGCGGGTCAGAAGGTACCGCCAAGCTTCGATCACAGGCAAGCCTAGGCATGGGTAGCCTGTACATGTTGCAATCGCTCCTACGTCGTTTAAATCAATCTGTACATATGGCATACGAACGTATGGATTATGTACAAGCAGGGGGCATGCTGCGACGTGTGGCCTTGGAAGCGATCGCAAAGCATATGCGCAGGCATGACACGCGCAATACCGGGCGCGTTGACGGGCGCGTAGAAAAACGACCCTTCCCCCCTCCCCCTCACCGTAGCGATACGGGGGTTACCCACAATTTTTCCCAACATTCTCCGCAATTTTGTACACTTACCAACAGATAGGATTGACTTATGGCATACGAACTTAAACCTGGACAAGGCAAAGCTTTTGTAAACAAGAACAAGGTGGAGGACTGGCACGCGCCTTACTCTGGCGAGGTGATATTGCCTGATGGCGCTACACACTTTTTGGAGATCACGCCTGGCAAAACATCGGCTGGTGAGTGGTGGTTTCGCGTCAAGGTCGGTAAGCCCAAAGCTGCTAAGCCTGTTGAGGCCACAGCTGCAGCAGCGCCTGTGATGGCATCTGACGATAGCGATATACCGTTCTGATGGCCAGACCTAAGTCGCCATCGAACATCCCCAACTTGACTGGCTGGGGTGGTACTCGCTCGATTGAGCGCAGGCTTGAGAGGTCTACCACGCTGGCCGGCAACCGTGAGGCTGTGGCGTATGCATTGCTTTGCATGGCCAACACCAAGATCAGCGACATCATGACTTGGGATGAAGGTGGCAACGTGACCGTGAAGGCTGCGCACCAGATTCCTGAGCATGCTTTGACGGCCATCAAGTCAATCAAGCAGAAGGTTGATCGGGATGGCAACTCAACGCTTGAGATCGAGCTGTATGACAAGGTCGGGGTGCTGCGCATTCTGGCCAAGGCTTCTGGACTGCTGGACAACCCAGATGAATCTGACAAGCCTTCGGTGATCGGGATCAATATCAAGTCTCCGATCAGTGACATTGTTGACGTAAAGGGAGATTGACATGGATGAAAAGCTGATTGATCGGATCATTGACGTGCTAATGCTTGAGCTGGATACCGACCTGGATGACCAGGCATGGGAAGACATCTGCGATGACAAGCTGGACTTGTTGATTGACCTTCGCAAAATGAAAAAAGGTATGCATGAGCCGGACTAAAGAACAAAGCGGCAAGCAGATGCCCACAACGGGGCTGAACCTGGACTTCAGCGAAAGCCCCCAGGTTTGGGGTTTCTTGCAAAGCAACGCATTTGTGCGCGGCATGATGGGGCCGGTGGGCTCGGGCAAGTCTTATGCGTGCGCAGCCGAGATCATGATGCGTGCTGTTAAACAAAAGCCCTCCCCCATTGACGGCATCCGCTACTCGCGCTTTGCCATTGTGCGTAACAGCTACCCCATGCTCAAGACCACCACGATCAAAACGTGGATCGATCTTTTTCCTGAGTCAACCTTTGGGCCACTACTGTGGACACCGCCTATCACGCACCACATCAAACTGCCCAGCCGTGGTGACGCAGCCGGCATTGACTGCGAGGTGATCTTCTTAGCCCTTGACCAACCCAAAGACGTGCGCAAGTTGCTGTCTCTTGAGCTGACTGGTGCCTGGGTGAATGAAGCGCGTGAGTTGCCCAAAGCTGTGATCGATGGCTTGACCCACCGTGTGGGCCGATATCCGACCAAGCGTGATGGCGGTGCGACCTGGTCGGGGATCTGGATGGACACCAACCCGATGGATGACGACCACTGGTGGTACAAACTGGCTGAAAAAGAAAAGCTTACCGGCCAGTTTGCTTGGAAGTTTTTCAAGCAGCCTGGTGGCGTGGTGCCGGTTGACCCTGAGAACTTGCCAGAGATGCCAGAGGCCAACGATCACATCTTCGCAGCAGCCAAGTGGTGGAAGGTCAACCCCAAGGCTGAGAACCGCAACAACTTGCCACCTGGTTACTACCTCCAGATGCTGGGCGGCAAGACGTTGGACTGGATACGCTGCTATGCAGGCGGTGAATACGTCTATGTCCAGGAGGGTAGATCTGTCTGGCCAGAGTATGACGACTCGACCATGTCTGGCGACACCGACATTGACCCCAACGTGCCTATCCAGGTGGGCCTTGACTTCGGTTTAACGCCTGCAGCCACCATTGGCCAGCGTCTACCCAATGGGCGGTGGGTGATACACCAGGAAATTGTCACCTTCGACATGGGCCTGGAGCGCTTTGGCACGCAGCTGCTGGCTGAACTCAACGCTCGATATCCGAATCACCAGGTTTTGATCTGGGGTGACCCAGCCGGTATGGCCAGAGATGCCATCTATGAGGTCACAGCCTTTGACTTCTTGCGAACACTGGGTCTAAAAGCGCAGCCAACTGCGTCAAATGACTTCAAAGTGCGTCGGGAAGCGTCGGCCGCCCCCATGATGCGGCTGGTTATGGGTAAGCCTGGCCTGATTGTGAACAGAGAGTGCAAGCTTCTGCGCAAAGCACTGGCCGGTGGCTACCATTTCAAGCGAGTTGCAGTAGGTGCCGGCCATGAACGCTTCAAAGACGCACCAAACAAGAACGAACACTCACACATTGGTGACTCATTTGGATATCTGATGCTGGGCGGTGGCGAGTACAACCGAATGACCCGCACACACCAGCTCGGTGGCCGCGCTTCTGGCATGACGACAGCTGTTCTTGACTTTGATATTTTCACTTGATATCGGCTTGATATATGCCATTTGATATTCGTAAAACTAAGCCATAAAATTTTTGTATGACAACAATCTTTGCTGTTGAAAAGATATCTGAGTGCATTGATGACATGAGGTATTTGTGGTCAATGCATTGGGATGAGATTGCTCTTGATAAAGAGAAGATAAAGCTCAACCCAGACATAGAAACTTTTCAATTGCTTGAAGATGCAGACGGTTTGCACATCGTGACTTTGAGAGATGACGGCAAGTTAGTGGGTTATCACGCAAGCATAGTGAGACCGCATCTGCATTACAAGGATAGTTTGACTGCGTATGTTGACATGTACTTTATCCATCCTGATTACAGGAAAGGAAGAGTTGGAATTGATTTGTTCAAGTACGCAGAGAAGTCTTTGAGTGCAAGAGGATGTGAACGTGTCTATACAGGCACCAAGTTGCACAAAGACATGGGTGTTTTATTGAGTCGCCTTGGTCATAAAGAGACCGAGCGTTTGTTTGTGAAATATATTGGAGGTTGATATGGGAGTTGTAGCTTCTGTCATTGGTGCAACAGCAGCTGTTGCGGGTGTAAGTAATGCAAATAAAGCCAGAAAGCAAGCAGCTGAAAATGCTGCTGCAGCAATTGAACAAGCCACTCTTAATCGGAATCAAGCTGCAGCAGAGGCTAAATTAGCCCGTGATTTAGCTGCATCCGAGGCTGAAAAAAATCGTCTTTCTGCTGCAGAACAAGCCAAGCTCACACGAGATCAACAAATTGCCCTTGCTGCTCAGCAAAGTCAACTAACTAAAGATCAGATTGCTGCGCAACAAGCAAGCGCTACATCTTCATTGGCAGCCGCTCAATTAAGTGCAGCAGAACAAGCCAAGCTGATGCAGGGACTTACAACTCAACAAGCTGCATCTGCAGAAGCTGCTAAAGCACAACTCTTTCAACAGCAGACCCAGTACGCTGAACAAAAAGC